CAGAAATGGTCGTAAGAGGGCAGCTTTCGCTAGATTCTTTAACCCGAATCTTCACCTAAGTGAACCCCTTGAGTACATCATCCCAGTTTCTCCACCGCGCAAGCGGTTGGTGAGGAATCAATAGAGACTTCAATGCCGTGACATAGTATTAAATTATAAGGATATAATCTAAACTAAATCGAACATATTATATAAGACCCCGAAACTAAGCCAATTAGTGTATTAAACAATAATGTACCTAATTTAAGGAAAGATAAGAGGCATAATTAATATTACTAGAGATAGTAGATGTTATATTTAAATAAATATAAGTCTATTAATGGTAACATTGTGGTTATCTATTGAGAACAGTACTAATGGCCTGAGAATTGGTCACTTTAGTAATAAAGTTTATTACATAAGCAGTATGCTCTGTTCCGCGTATACTTCTGGTTAACAGCCAGCTAGCCCAAACTCTTTAAAATTAAAATCATAAAGAGAGGGTCTCACGGGATATTAACCATGACAACTAACTTATTTAATAGAAATAATTCTCTAAGTTGCTATCTAAAAGATGATAAGTCTTTTAGGAGGTACTTAGGAGTATTACTCTGATTATATGGTAGTCATCATGAAGAAAACTTACGTATCTTACTAGCTAGAATTCTTACATTACGTAAGAATAATGGTTCTACTTGGACGGTTTCCTATTTAAAGGGTTGCCTTCTTTGTATACAACATTTACTAGCAGGAAGATATGTACGTCATTTAGGCGAAACTCGGATAGCACAAAATCCTCAAGGATGACCTTTGATTATACCTGGACCTCTTCGATTAAAAGAAGACAACAGTTTAATTAAAATCATTCTTGGGGTTTTCTCTATATATCGGGTAATGGAGTGTGAGCGTAAGCTTAAATTAAACACAATTACTGACGAATTTAGTGGTATTTCTACTACTTTAAACGTTGGAAAATTAGGTTTTCTTTGAGCCCGCCTTTTTAAACAACTAGTTGGTTCACAACCAGCTGGGCTTCATTACCTTTTAAATCTTAAAACCTCAGGTCCTAACTTTCGTCCTGCCATTTTGGGTGCTACTAGTGATGCTTTCGCATTATCTAATAACCATTCCTTAATGAACAGTATTTGTAATATGGACACATATTTCCATGGAAGCATTTATAAAATGCTTACAGAAGAAATTAATGTCATATTGACAAGAAAATTAGTACCTACTAAGCCTTTCATTTTGGGGAAATTATCCTTTAAAAATGAGGCTGCGGGTAAAGTAAGAGTCTTTGCTATATGCGACATATGAACTCAAAGCGTGTTAAGACCAATTCACCAACATACATTTGATATCCTTAAACAGATACCAAACGATGGATGTTTTGATCAAGGGAAACCTCTTAAAAGATTAATGAGCAAAGGATTAAAAGATTTATGGTCTTTTGATCTTTCTGCTGCAACCGATCGTTTTCCAATAGATTTCCAAGTCCAAGTTCTATCTTTGATGTATAATCAAGATATTGCTAATGACTGAAAGAATCTATTAGTTAATCGACCCTATATTAATACTACATTCGTTCGGATAATCCTTATGATAAATTAGTTTATTATAGTGTAGGTCAACCGATGGGTGCATATTCATCTTGGGGAGTATTTTCTCTTTGTCATCACGTCGTTGTCCAATATGCAGCATCGTTATCCGGTTTTACAGACTGGTTTGATGATTATGCTTTATTAGGTGACGACATCGTTATTGGTAATAAAGAAGTTGCTGATAAGTATCTTACTCTTATGACGGAAGTCCTAGGAGTTGAGATTAACTTATCCAAGTCCCTTATATCCAATATTGGTGTTTGTGAATTCGCCAAGCAATTAGTTAGTCCTGAAGAGAATTATTCTCCTCTTGGTCCTAAGAATATTGTTCAAACAATGGGTCACATATCGAACTTACCTTCACTTATTAGAGATTTAATCTCTAAGGGCGGAGTTGTAACTGTAGATAAAGTGACTCAATTATTTAACACACTACCATCCGATTTTAGAATCGGTATTGGTAAACGTAATCGTTTATTATGGTTGTTAATCGGACCTTTTGGGTTCGTTAATACCGGGTTAAGTGCAGTTGGGCCTTTAATTAAAAGGGCTGAACAATCACTGACACCTTACGATATGCGACTACGTAATTTGAGTTATGTGTTAGATTCTTTAATATATCCGATTAAGAAAATATTAAAGGAGGACTATGCCCAGGCTTGGAAAAGGTCTGTGCAGAAAACTTCTGATGTTCTATTTGGTTATAGGAAACTTCACGTTCCCTATGGTTTTACAACAGATTTTAAAGCTTTAACACTTTATAAACCTGATATTGTATCACTTTTACCAAATGAATATCGTGATATATTCTACCTTCCGTCTTTTCGAAGTTTATTATTATCAGGGTATGAAAATTACCTTGACTTGATAAAATTAGAAGAGCCGGATTGAGGATGGCCGTACTCATTATCTTTTGAGGAAGGATTGATTCATGTTCTTAATAAGAACCAATTACCTTCTCCAGAGGATAATGCCTTAGTTAAGCCCATTATAAAGAAACCTAGGATTCGTAATACGAATATTAAGTTCTTTGAACGGGTGTCTAAAGAATATAAGAAAATGCTTAAAGAGAATCAAATGAATGATTCTAATGAGACAACAGACTAATAGGTAAGCTCTCCCATAAAGAGAGAGAGGATAGGCTATATGCTGGGTCCCGCGTTCCCTTAAATTAGTTATATAATCAGGGGGTTTATACCCTAATTATAACGGTTCCAGAACGGAAGAGTAAATTCG